ACGATATGATCAGCGACTACATGGCAATGTATGTCACAAAAACTTTACTTGTCGAAGATATACAAAAGCGTGGAACTATCGTGCCTTACAACAACGGCGGCGGTCAATCTGGATATAAGAAAAACGAAGCCGTGGACATGTTCAACAAGACGAATGCACAAATGTTGAAACTTCTTTCGGAACTGGGATTGAAAGCCAATGCCGCGATAGGTGGTGGCGACTATGGCGACGAATTATAGAGATATACCAGAACTTGCCGACTATATAAAAATGGTCGAAAACGAAGGCAAAAAAGGGTACAAAAAAGTATCAAAATGGCAAAAAAAACTCATTAAATTTATCAAAAAAGTCTTCGAAGGCGAAGATTTAATCATAAAAACAGAACAACTTGAAAAATACATGTCGCTACAGAAATATTTTGATTTTGGGTTGTTCGAATGGGAAAAATTCGTCTTCGCTTTGCATTGCTGCACGTTCCGTCAAGACGGACTTCCGCGTTTTCCAGATCTCATGGTTTTGGTAGCGCGAGGAGCGGGAAAAAACGGCTATCTTGCTTTTGAAGACTTCTGTCTGATCAGTCCATATTGTGAAATCAAGCAATATGATATTGATATATGCGCCACAGCCGAAGAGCAGGCGCGCACTTCTTTCGACGACATCTACAACATTCTTGAAAACCCAGCACAAACGAAGAAATTGAAAAGATTTTTCTACTGGAACAAAGAAGTGATCACTGGTAGAAAAAACAAATCAAAAATCAAATATAGGACAAACAATGCAAAATCAAAAGACGGACTGCGATCTGGAAAAGTTGATTTTGACGAAGTTCACGCATACGAAAACTACGATAATATCAAAGTTTTTACCACGGCACTTGGAAAAAAACCACACCCGCGGCGGACATACATCACAACAAACGGCGACGTATGTGACGGCGTTCTGGACGATTTAATTGAAAAAGCGAAGCGTATTCTTGACGGAGAAACAAAGGACAACGGATTTTTGCCGTTTATCTGTATGATTGACGACGAAAAAGAAGTTCACGACGAAGAATGCTGGTACAAGGCGAATCCGTCATTGCAATATTTGCCGAATTTACTTGAAGAAACGCGCAAAGAATATGTTGAGTGGTGCGAAAACAGATCTTCTTCAAGTGATTTTATGACAAAGCGAATGAACTGGCGGCAAGGAAACAGCGAAGTTGAATTGACAAGCTGGGAAAACATACTTGCGACAAAGCAGGAAGTGTCAGAACCGATTCAAGGAGAAATGGCAGTCGTGGGAATTGATTATACAAAAATCAACGACTTTGCTTCCGCAGGAATATTGACAAAGCGCGGTGCAAAATACGTCTGGAAGCAGAAAACGTGGGTGTGCAAGAACAGTGCAGATCTTTCAAGAATAAAATACCCGCTGGAAGAGCCAGAAGAAACGGGAGAACTTGAAATGGTGGACGCGCCAGAAATAGATCCGAATTTGATTGTTGACTGGATAGAAGAGCAAATGGGAACATATTCGATACAAATGACAGCACTTGACGATTACAGATACGCACTACTTAAAAACGCATTATTGCGACTAGGAATAAGCTATGAAAATAAAAATATAAAGCTTGTTAGACCTTCCGACAAAATAAAGGTCGAACCAATAATTGACAGTGCTTTCAGAAATCACAATATAGTGTACGGAGATTCGTCGCTAATGCGTTGGTATACGAATAACACAAAAAAAGTGAAGTCAAAGAAGTACGGAAATTATGAGTATCAAAAAATAGAAGCAAAAAGCAGGAAAACAGACGGTTTTTTTGCTTTTGTGGCGGCTATGACAGAACAAGAATTGATCCCAGAAGAGCAAGCAAGCAACGACATTCTTCCAGTATTCACAATGTAAGGGGGTGAGAATTTGAACGCAGGCGATTTTTTTCAAAGAGCATTCGGGAAAAACCAAAAAATAACATTAAAAATGCAAATCGAAGAAGAAATCACAGAAGTTTTCTTCAAAGAGTTGGCGACAGCGTGCGCGGTCAATATGATCGCAAGCACAATCGCAAAGTGTGAAATCAGAACATTCATAAAAAACGAACAGCAGAAAAAGGAAGAATATTTTCTGTGGAATTATGAACCGAATCAAAATGAAAACAGCAGCGACATGATTCAGAAATTCATTACAAATCTGTGCTATGACAATGAAGCACTGATTGTTGAAGTGAATGGACGACTATATGTTGCAGATTATTTTTCACGCAGACAATATGCTTTGTATGACGACGTGTTTTCAAACATTGTGATCGGAGATATGACACTACAGAAGACATTTACTTCAAGTGAAGTGATATACATGCAACTGAATAATATTGACGTCAAGCAGCGACTTGAAGGATCATACACAAGTTACGGACAAACGATCGCAAAGTCAATCAGAAATTTAATCAGATCACATGGGCAAAAAGGGATTCTGGATATTGACGCACAAACATCAGCACAGAAAGACTTCACAGAGAAACTTCAAACCATTATGGACGATAGATTCAAGCCGTTCTTCGAAGCTTCGCAAGCCGTTCTTCCGTTGACTTCTGGCTATAAATACACAGACGTTACAAAAGACAGCGGTTCAGCACCGACGCCAGCAGATCTGAATGAAAGAATCAACTATGAATTTGAACTTGCGGGGCGGGCGTTTAGGATCCCGAAATCTTTGATACTTGGCGACGTGTCGGACGTAGAGAAGATCACGAAAAACTTTTTGACATTCGCCATTGATCCAATATCCGAAAAGCTGGGCGAAGAGATCACGCGAAAAAGATATGGCGTGAAGCAGTTTGCAAAAGGAAACTATGTTGACGTAAATACAAACTGCATTCAGCACATTGATGTATTTGAACAATCATCAAACGCAGAAGGACTTCTTCGAAGTGGTTTATATTGCATAGACGAACTTCGAACAAAACTGGGTGACACAGCTTTGAAGACTGACTGGTCACAAAAGCACTACATAACAAAAAATTACACAGAAGCAGAACAAATGGATCATCTTGGACAAGAAAGGAGTGAATAAAGTTGAAGAAACAGCAGACACAAGCGCAAGCACATTATTGTTTCAAGCAGGAAGCGGGAAGCAATATTGTAAAATTGTACATTTATGACGACGTTTCAGAATACGGCGAATTTGACTGGTGGACTTGGGAATACAAAGAAAGCGAGACTTCCGCAAAGTATTTCAAAAAAGCACTTGAAAATGTGTCGGAATCCGACACGATCGAACTTCACATCAATTCATATGGCGGATCCGTCAAAGAAGGCGTTGCAATATACAACCTTTTGAAGCAGAAAAAATGCAAAGAGATCGTCGCATATGTTGACGGGTTCGCATATTCGATCGCTTCTGTTATTTTGCAGGCAGCAGACAGACGAATCATGGGACTGGGAACAAGCCTTTTGATTCACAACATGTGGTTGAGCATTGCGGGAAATGCAGACGATCTGCGAAAGGCGGCAGACGATCTGGACGTTCTCATGGAATCAAACAGACAGATCTATCTTGAACGCGCAAACGTGACAGAAGAAGAGTTGATCGACATGATGAACAAAGAAACGTATTTGACACCAGAAAAAGCAGTGGAAATGGGATTCGCCGACGAAGTTGATAGCAGCAAAGACGCGGATCCAGAAGATGCAATGCAGGCAATGCAGCAACAGTTGCAGCAAATGCGAAGGACTATGGCAGAACAGAAGGAATTCAGAACAGAACTTCGCGAATTATACAGAACTGCAATGAAAAAGGACGACGAGGACGACACAGACGACGAGGACGACACAGACGACGAAGACGACACAGACGACGAGGACAACAACAGTGACGAGGACAACAACGGCGACACAGACGACACAGACGACAACAGCGACGAAGACGACACGGACGACGACAAAAAGAAGAAGCAGAAGAAAAAAACAAATCCGAAGGAAAACGGAAGAAGCCTTGCAGCTTTGCTGGCAAAGGCAGCAGCAAAAAATCTTGAAAAGAGGTAGAAAAAATGAAGAGCAAAGACGTAAAAGCATTAACAAGAGAAGAACTTGCACAGAAGTTCAATGAAGCATTAAAGTCAGAGGATCCAGAGAAGGTAGCGCAGGCAATGGCAGACATGGCAGACGGCATTCAGAGTGAGATCCTTGAACGCGCGCAGAGCATGGCAAATATTGAGCAGCTTGACGCGCAGGCATTGGCGGCAAGAGGGCTTCGCCAGCTGACTTCCTCTGAAAAGAAGTTCTATGAAAAAGTAATCGACGCAATGAAGTCAGAAGATCCGAAGCAGGCACTGGCACACCTTGACGTGACTATGCCAGAAACAATCATTGAAGACGTGTTCGAAGACTTACAGAGAGAACATGAACTTCTGGCAGCAATCAACTTCCAGAATACAACATATGTAACAGAATGGATTCTGAACAAGAATGGAAAGCAGAAGGCAGTCTGGGGAGCAATCACAGCAGAGATCACAAAGGAACTTGAAGGCGAGTTCGAAAAGCTGAATATGACAATGTTTTCTTTGACAGCGTTCCTTCCAGTTGCAAAATCTATGCTGGATCTTGGCGCAACATGGCTGGACAGCTACGTGCGCGAAGTACTGAAAGACGCTTTATATTGCGGACTTGAAGAAGCTATTGTGTGTGGTACGGGCGTAAACATGCCGATCGGAATGATGAAGGACATTTCAGCAGCAAAGAGAGACGGCGAAGTATACCCAGACAAAGAAGCAGTCAAGATCACGAAGTTCGACGCACAGCAGTACGGCGGAGTGATCGCGAAACTTGCAGTTTCCAGAAATGGTCGTCCGCGCAAGGTCGGTGCTGTGATCATGGTTGTGAATCCAGTTGACTATTTCAATAAAGTTATGCCAGCAACAACAGTGCAGCGTCCAGACGGAACATTTGCAAATGACGTTCTTCCATACCCGACAACAATCATTCAGTCAGAAGAAGTTCCGCAGGGGAAAGCAGTTGTCGGAATTGCTGAAAAGTATTTCATGGGCGTCGGAACAAGCAAAGACGGCGTGATCGAGTACGACGACAGCTACAAGTTTTTACAGCGCGAAAGAGTATACGCAGCGTTCCTTTACGGAAACGGAAAGCCAGTTGACAACAACTGCTTCGTTGTGCTTGATATTTCCGCACTTGAAGCAGCAACATACACTGTCACAGCATATTCAGAGAAACAGACAGTTGAAGTTGAGGTTGAAAAGAAAAGCTGGACTTCGGAAGAAGTGAATGCAATGACAGTTGATCAGATCGACGGGCTTGCAAAATACATGAAGTATGAAATCACTGGAAGCAATAAGAGCGAAAAGATCGCTTCGTTCATTGAGAAACAGACAGCGGCGCAGGCGTAAAGAATAAGGACGGCAGCAGGGCTTGAAACCTTGCTGCCATTCATGAAGGTGGTGCAATATGGCGGAAACAGAAAAAGACGGACTTCTGGAAGACGTTCTGAATGAGTTGGATATAACGTTCAAAGACGACAGACTGGAAAAGAAAATAGCTGGGATATTAAAGCGCGGGAAAGCCTATCTGAACGACAAATTCGGATCAGAAATTGAATTTGACAAAGACGGACAAGCAATGGAACTGCTTGTTTCGTATTGCAGATACGGGCGTTCAAACGCAATCGAACAGTTCAAACACGATTTTTCGTCAGAATTGACAGCACTTGCGCTTCGTGGAGCAATTCAGTCTCAAAAATCGCCAGAGAGTGCAGAAAGCGAGGAAGAGCAGTGAAAAGCAAATTTGAAGAATTCAACGACGGGATCATGAATCTGTATTCAGAGAACGAAAACGGAAAACTGGTTCGAAAATTTGAAGACGATCTGCGATTCGGCGAAGAGAATGTGAGCATTCAAAGGCACTATGCAGCACAAGCGGCAGATCAGCAAGTGGACAAAGTGATTCATGTACCACTTTTAGAAATTTTCGAAGCACACGACGTTGTTGTTATAGGCGAAGAACAATTTGACGTTGACAAAGTAGATAATTTGAAGAGCAACCAGCCGCCGATCACAAAGCTGACATTGATCAGATTTTCGAAGCATAGAAAGAAGGAATTTGCATGAATGTAAACGCAGGGGCAGCAGTCAAGCCAGAACAACTGGAAACAACGTTGTCGGATATGCTGATTCAGTGGTATGAAACAGAAGAAAAGAAATTCTTTGAAGCGATCGACGATTCGGCGGAGAAATGCAACGAAGCAGCGAAGTCATATCTTTCAAAGGGACACGGTGTTCTGACTGGTGAATACAAGGCGCATTTTGCAGTTGGAAGCGAAATGCTGAACAAACACCACAAGCGGGCGACGTGGTATGCAGAAGAACCAGAATACAGACTGACGCACTTGCTTGAAAATGGACATGCAAAAAGAAACGGCGGAAGGACAAAACCAGTGAAACATATTAAACACGGACGCGAGATTGCGGAAAAGAATCTGGAAGAAAAATTGAAGAACATATGGCAGGGGTGACGAAATGGAAGATCTTGTTGAAACGCTGGAAAAAGAAACACAAATTCCAACTGCGGACACGGCTTTCACGCAGCCGCAGAAATTGCCGTTCACAGTCATACTTGACAAGCCAGCAGGGGACGGCGACGACTTCAACACACGCTTTTTCAATCACGATCTTGCAGTCGAATTCTACGCAGAGAGGATTGACAAAGCAAATGAAAAAAAACTGGAAGACTTTTTCGAACGCAGGAACTGGAAATGGACACGCGAAAGAACGTGGCTTCCAGACGAAAAGTGCTTCGAAACAATTTATCAAATATCATTCATAGAAAGGGTGTAAAAAATGAAAGGATCGAAAGAAAAGGTCACAATGGGAAGCGGAGAAGTATTCATTGATGAATTCAACGGCACGCTTCCAGAGTTTGAAGAACTTATCAAAACAATGATGATAGACGAAAAGCGCGCAGGCTGGATCAAGGGCGGGGCGTCTATTGAGTACAAGCCGACAATGACAACGGAAAAAGACGATCTGGGGCATATCGTAAAAGAGGTATTAACAGACGAGGAAGCAACATTCAAGACGGGGCTTTTCACTTGGAATGGCGAAACACTTTCAAAACTTTGTTCTACAGCAAGGGTAGAAACAAAAGGGAAGTACAGAATCTTGAAGATCGGCGGAACAAATAACGACGACGGCAAGCAGTACGTTATTCTTTTTGTACATAAAGATCCAGTTGAAGGGAATTGCTATCTTGTTATCGTCGGAAGAAATTCTGCTGGATTCACGATCACATGGGCGACTGATTCAGCAACAGTGATTGACGCTGAATTCGGCTGCAAGCCGCAGGACGACGAAGGAACATTGATTCAGTTCGTGGAAGAGATCGAAGAACAGTACAAAGCGGAATACACAAGCGAAGAATTGAACGTGCTGACCATTGATAATATCAAGACCATTGCAGCAGCAAAGGGCTACAACATCACAAAAACAACGAAGCCAGAAATTATTGCTGAATTTATTGCGGCGCAGGAAGCAGCAAAAACGAAGTAATTGTTGAAAAAAGGGGCTGGCGAAATCCAGCCCTATACACACGAAAGGAAGGAAAGTGTATATGAATTATAAAGTAAATTTTCAGAAAGCAAAAAGAAATTATATGGTTCTGACGTTTGAAGTGGAAGAAGGAAAGGAAAAAACAATTCTTGTGGGTATGCCGAAGAAAAGAATTTTTGACATGCTCATGAACATGAACGACTTCATAAAAGGCGAAGAGCCAGACAATGAGAAAGAAAAAGCTGAACGCAACAGAAAGATCATTGACGAAATGTATGAACTTGTAGCAATGATTCTTTCAAACAATATGGCTGGCGAGAAAATCAGCGTTGAGTGGGTTGAAGACATGCTGGAATTCGGCGAATTAAAAGAACTTCTGGAAACATATGTGAAGTTCTGCAAAGGCGAAGCAGCAAACCCAAACTAGCACTCCCGTTCTATCCGATTGACGAAGAAAACTTCTTTGACATGCCGACGTACTGGGAACACCTTGTTCATGAGTATACGGGATTGAATGTGAATGAAATAGAAGAACTGGAATATATTGACTATTTGCAATATAGGCGGGACGCATTCGTGCATGAAATGAACAAAACGGAAGAAGGACGGGAATATCTGGAAAACGCACACAGATTGACACAGACCGAGCCAGACAGAATGAAGGCGCGTTCACTTTTCGGAAAGAAAGGGTGAAAGCATGTCGAAAGGCTTGAAAGGCATAACAGTCGAAATCGACGGGAATACGACGCCGCTGAACAAAGCGTTGTCTTCGGTAAACGCAAACGCCAAAAGCCTACAGTCTGAATTGAAGGGCGTGAATTCGCTTCTGAAACTGGATCCCAAAAATACAGAACTGGCAGCACAAAAGCAAGTGATCTTGAAGCAAGCCGTTTCCGAAACAGAAGAAAAGCTGAAATTGCTGACGCAAGCTGAAAAGGAAATGGCGGAAGCAGGGAAGGACGTAAACGACGAAGGATATAGAGATTTACAAAGAGAAATCGCACTGACAAAATCAAAGCTTTCAGACTACAAAACAGAATTGAAAGCAGTAGAAGACCAGCAGAAGAAAGCAGCAAAAGAAGCTGAAACGCTGGGAACAAAAATATACAATATAGCAAGCAAAATCCCAGTGGTGAATAAACTTGCAGACGGCTTCGTGAAAGTGAAAGGGAAAATCACTGAAACAGTAAAAGAAAGCGAAGCTGTCAAAAAGATCGGAACTACTGTGGAAGGCGCAAAACAGAAAGTTGAAGCATTCAAAGACGCGCACCCAGCCGTACAGAAGGTAGCAGACGCATTCGGAAAAGTGAAGACGGCAGCGAATGACGTCAAAGAAAAGATCCCACCGCTATCAACGCAGCTGAAAGCAGTTGGCGACGTTGCAGCGTCGGCGGCAAAAGGCGGATTCACAGTACTAACGAATGTTGTCGGCGGAACAATGAAAGCTTTTGCAGGATTCACAACAGCTGTCATGGGGGCTGGCGTAGCGATAACAAAGTCAGCCGTCGAACAGTATGCAGAGTACGAACAGCTTGTCGGCGGCGTGGAAACGCTTTTCAAGGATTCCGCAGGACAAGTCGAAGGATATGCAAACAATGCATATAAAACAGCGGGAATGTCTGCAAATCAATACATGAACACTGTGACGGGATTTTCCGCGTCGCTTCTTCAAAGTCTGGACGGAGACACAAAAGCAGCCGCAGAAAAAGCGGATATGGCTATAACAGATATGTCGGACAATGCAAATAAAATGGGAACAAGCATTGACAGCATTCAAACGGCATATCAAGGATTTGCAAAGCAAAATTACACAATGCTGGACAACCTAAAGCTGGGATATGGCGGAACGAAAGAAGAAATGCAAAGGCTTCTTGACGACGCGACAAAGCTTTCTGGCGTCAAGTATGACATATCTTCATACGCAGATATTGTTGACGCGATTCACGTTGTTCAAACAGAAATGGGAATCACGGGAACGACAGCAAAAGAAGCAAGTACAACGATCGAAGGTTCGATCAATTCGACAAAGGCGGCGTGGTCAAATCTCTTGACTGGATTCGCAAATGACGAAGCAGACGTCGGCGCACTGATCACAGATCTGTGCGATTCAGTAGCAACAGCAGCAAACAACTTGATTCCGCGAGTGATTCAAGCAGTCACGTCAATCGTTGAAAATGTACCGATAATCATTCAAGGGCTTGCAGGAACACTGACGACAGTTTTTCAAGAAGGACAAGGGCTAATAACGTCGCTAATGCAACCACTTGTTGACGCGTTCTTCGGGCTGATCAATGCGGCAATAGCGTTGCTTCCGACACTTCTCCCAGAAGTGCTGAATGCGGCAATCTCATTGTTTCAAGGGATTCTGGACGGATTGAATCAGACAATCCCAAACTTGCTGGCTATGCTGCCAGTAATGATTCAAAATATAACAGATACACTCACAGCAAATCTTCCACAGATCGTAGCGTCTGGAATTGAAATTCTGGTCAATTTGATCAACGGAATCACAAACGCAATTCCTTCACTGATTCAAGCCGTGATCGACTTGTTCCCAGTGATCGTGAATTCCATCATGGAAAATCTCCCGAAAATCATTCAAGCTGGACTTGATCTGCTGATTGCACTGATTAACGGAATTGTAAGCGCAATCCCGCAGCTGATCGCCATGCTTCCAACAATTATAACGACGATTGTTTCCACGCTGACTGGTATGCTACCACAAATCATTCAAGCTGGAATCACACTTCTGCAATCTTTGATCAACGGAATCATAAGCGCGATCCCGCAGCTGATCGCGGCAGTTCCGCAGATTATCACATCAGTCGTCAATACACTCACGACAAATCTTCCGCAAATTTTACAAATGGGAATCGAATTGATCGGATCGCTGATCAGCGGATTAATTCAAGCCATTCCAGCACTGATCGCAGCAGTTCCACAGATTATTTCTGCAATCTGGGACACGATCGTGAATACGGACTGGTTATCACTTGGAAGAAACATCATAGACGGAGTTATTCAAGGCGTAAGGAATGCGGCAAGCAGTTTGATTCAAGTATTCAAAGATCTGGCTTCGTCCGCATTGGACGCAGTAAAAGACTTCTTCGGAATTCATTCGCCGTCACGCGTCATGCGTGATCAAGTTGGAAAAATGATTCCAGCTGGTATGGCAGAAGGCGTTGAAGACGGAATGGACGAAGAAGAAGACAGAATCAAAGAAGCAATGCGAAAAGGTGTACCGACAACGATCGACAGTTATATCAATACAAAGTCTGGATCTGCAAGTTATGCAACACAGACGGCAGCAGGCGGATTCACGCAGAATATAACAATCAACAGTCCGAAAGAACTTTCGCCGTCAGAAGTAGCACGACAGACACGAAACCAAACACGACAAATGGTTTTGAAACTGAAAGCGGGGTGATCTAACAAATGAAGACAATAACATGCAGAAATGACGCGGGACTGGAAGCAGTCTTCACATACGATCACGACAGTTGTGAATATTTCCTTGTAAGTTGCGACGGGATCTACAGCGTGAAAAACGCTGTGTCCACGTCGCAGAACGCAACAACAGACGGAACGACATATAACGGCGAAGGATTGGAACAACGCAATATTGTGATCACAGCAAACATAAGAAGAAATCACAGACAGAATCGCGAATTTCTTTCAAGAGTTTTCAAAGTTCATTCAGAAGGAACGTTCATTCATGAAGAAGACGGCGACAGACGCGAAATCAAATACAGAGTTGAAAACATAGAAGTCGCCGAAACTGGTGTGATCCGTCCCGCAACAATATCACTGATCTGTACTGATCCGTATTTTACGGACGCAGCGGGAACTATAAAAATCGAAATGTCACAGTGGTATGACGACTGGGAATTTGAATGTGAAATCCCAGAAGAAGGAATGGAATTCGGACACAGAGAAACAGACACGATTAAACAAGTGGATAACGAAAGCACAAAAGACGTCGGAATCACAATAACACTGGAAGCGGACGACAAAGTGGTAAACCCGATCATATACAATCAGACGACAAATGAAACATTGAAACTTCTCTGCACAATGCTTCCGAACGACAAGATCACAATAAAAACCACAGAAGGCGAAATCACAGTTGAACTTCTTCGGAATGGCAAGATAATTGACTACAACTACACTGTAGACGAAGACAACGACGGATATATTCAGCTGGTAATGGGAATGAACGTGATCAAGTATGACGCGGACGAAGGCGTGGAGTATTTGAACGTCAAGTTCGAATACAAGAATCAGTATATGTTCGCATAGAAGGGGGAAAGGGAATGTCAAAAGAAAACAAAGTCATTGTTGTTTCGTATGATCAGAACTTGAACCGACTAGGAGCGATTGACGTGTTCAGATCTTTGATCTGGACACGGAAATATTATGAATGCGGAACATTCGAACTTCATGCACCGCTGAACACAAGAAATTTGCAGCTTCTGGCAGAAAACAACATTCTGTCAAAGCGGGAGTTCAAAGACAAAAACGGGCATATTGTAAAAACAACAAGCAAGGAAAGCGGAATAGTTGAGTATATAGCGATTGACGACACAGTGAATGAAATCACGGCGAAAGGGCGATTTTTACCTTCGATCATGGACAGAAGAGCAATAAAAACAGTCGTAAACTTCAACGGAAAGACAGAAGCGGGAATGCGAAAGCTGGTGCAGTCGGTGACAGCAATGCCATTCGTAGAACTGGGAGAATTAAAAGGATTCACAGAAACAGTCCGATTTCAAGTTTCGTACAAAGAACTGTATACATACATGTGCAAACTATCAAAATATAGCAATCTTGGGTTCACTATTCGTGCCGACTTCAAGGCAAAGAAGTTCTTCTTTGAAGTATACAAGGGAGTTGACAGAACAGAATCACAGAGAGAAAGAAGCCGTGTCGTTTTCTCTGAAATCTACAAGAATTTGAACGGCGTTGCATATGTATTCAGCAATCAGAACACGAAGACATGCGCAATCGTGGCGGGTGAGGGAGAAGGAACAGCAAGAACGCTGGTGACAGTGGGCGGCGGCACTGGTTGGGATCTTCGCGAAGTCATTGTTGACGCGAGGGACGTCCAGAAAGACGACGACATGACAACGGCGGAATACACAGAAATTTTGAAACAGAAGGGAAACGAAAAACTGGCTGAATATGGAATTGTGGAAGCTATGGACGCACAGACAAAGCCGTTTGTTAATTTTGTATATCGTGAAGATTACGATCTGGGTGATGTTGTGACAGTGAAAAAGAAAATGTGGGGAATAGAAATGGACAAGCGAATCACGGAAATTCAAGAGATCTTTGAAAACGGCGGCTTCGATATAGTTCCGACGTTTGGCGATCCACTGCCAGAAACAGTGAATCTTGATGATAATTAGAAAGAAGGTGAAACAATGGAAATAGCAACATTCTTCAATTCGAAGGGCGGGGACAGAAAATATAATGCTACACACTGGGCGAATTATTTCAAGCCGTTATTCAAAAGCGGAGTATTCAACGGAGATCTTCAAGTTGTTGCGAATGGCGCAATGTCAGTGACTGTGAAAGCGGGGTATGCGTGGCTTATTGGCTACGGCTACCAGAACACAGAACCACTGGTCATTGATTTGGAAGTCGCAAGCGGAAATCTGAACAGATATGACGCTATCAAGATCAAGCTGGATCTATCAGCAAGAACGATAACAGCATACGCAGACAAAGGCGGGGATGCAGCTTCGCCAGCAAAGCCAGCAAATACAAGAAGCGACACTGTATTTGAAATCACAATCGCAGAAGTATACATTGCAGCAGGAACAACAGTGATCACACAGTCAATGATTACAGATACAAGAATGGACAATGCAAAATGCGGCTGGGTATCTGGGGCGGTCGATCAGATTGATTTTTCGCAGATATATGCACAGTTCGATAAATATTTCGAAGAACAGAAGACAAGAATTGCATTCGACGTCGAGGACTTTGAAGAAGGAATTGACCAGAAACAGACGGCAGCGGGCGAATACTTGCAGGACTATAAAGACAGTGTTGACGACGACAAAACGGCAGCGGACGCGTTTCTGGAGAACTTCAAACAGTATTTGCAGAATTACACAAGCCAGCAACAGTCTGAATTTGAAACATGGGTTGAAACGATCAAAGGAATTCTGGACGACGAGACAGCGGGAAAACTGCTTTTATATATTCAAGAATTGCAGGAACGTGCAGACGTAATGGAAAAAATCGCGGCAACAAACGAAGTAATTCAGAACATGGCAACAAGCGACGACGAACTGATTGTGACAGACGACGGCGAAAGAATATGTGCAAGAAAAATATTTGCAACATTGTAAGAAAGGAATGAAAAAAGAATGAGTTTACCAGAAAAAACAATCAACCAGATTGCACAGACGACAGATATTGCAGCAGACGACATTTTGATTGTTGAGAAGTCCAGCGGAACAAAGACAATCAAATATTCAGACCTTATGAATGCGGTCAAAGTGTCGCTGGGGATTGTCGACACGCTTGAAATCACAGAAAAAGGATATATCCCAGAAGGCTATCTTGTAGCAAATGCACTGAATGATAAACAAGCGCAGATCCGCGCCGCATATGGCTACAACGGAAAAGAAATCAAGTTGTCATGGAACGAAATTGCAGCGAAAGCGGCAGCAGGCGACTTCACGGGGCTGAATATTGGCGATTATAAAGACATTACACTGACGACTGGTGAATCAGTCAGAATGGAACTTGCGGGAATTGATACATATTTCGGCTATCAGTCGAACAATAATCACAGATTGTACTTTATTTCGCGCGATTGCCTTGCAACAGCATACGCAATGAACAGTACAAAGACGAACACTGGCGGATTCCCAGCAAGTGCCTTGAAGACAACACTGAACACGACAATCTTCAACACGCTTCCAGCAGATCTTCGCGCGGTAATAAAAGCAGACAAGAGACTTTGCAGCACAAAGGGAAGCTGGGCGTGGAAGGAAGATCAGAAGTTGTGGCTTCCTTCCGAAGTGGAAGTCTGGGGGCATAACTCATGGTCGGAAGTTGGATATGGCAACGGCTGCGGCGTACAGTTTCCGATCTTCACTGGATCACTTCGGCATATATGCAAAGGGCGGGGAAAAGGAAAGGCGGGGCAGGGATCCCGTTCTTTTTGGTGGTGCGGTTCCCCGTACGCGTCGGACACGACGAACTTCTGTAGTGTCGGCGGCAGTGGTTATGCCAGCGGCGACGACGCTTCGACTGCGCTTGCCGTCCCACTCTGCTTTACAGTATAATCTTGAATCAAAAAATCACGCCGCCGTGTGCGGCGTGAATACTGGCGAAAGGAGAGTTGCAGCATGAGCGTTTTGAAAAGCAGACGCGAACAATCCGAAATGCAGTTCTTTCAAACAGCCGTGGACGTTCAGAATGAATTGATAAAATTCTGCATGGAAGAAAAGAATGTCCCGAAGAAATACAGATTCGTGTATGCAATACCGATTATAGCGGAAGGACAAGCACTGGTTGATAATGTCGTGAACGCAAACACAATCTTCGTGAAGACAAATGAAGAAGTAATCGACAGAAGACACTATCAGAACGAAGCAAATGCGAACTGTGAAAAGATACTGCAAAAACTGCAAAGCCTTCGCACAGTGCTTGGGATAGATAGCGGACAGCTGAAAAATATTGTCGGAATGGTAATTTCGGAAAAGGGATATATAACGGCATGGAAGAAATCTGACAATCAAAGATACAAAGAAATGAAAAAGAAGACTGAATCAGTCAAATAATTTTATAGGTTAAGTGTTAAAAGCAGGGATCCCGTTCTAATTGGTGGTGCGATTCCCCGAACGCGTCGAACACGACGAACTTCTGTAATGTCAACAACAATGGTAATGCCAACAACAACAACGCTTCGACTGCGCTTGCCGTCCCACTCTGATTATATACACACGCCCAGACCGAGTAGGAAACGAAAGCAGTGGCAAAAAGTAAATAAGGAACACTTGACCTTCCTTTATTGGTAAATTTACACGCCGACAGCGATTGACGGACGCTGCTTGCATGGCAAGGACGGCGCAGCCTTGTTTCATGTCAATCGCTTATGTACATAGCGGCGCAAAATATTGTATGCGGAGTGTTCAATTTTATGACAAGTGAAGAAAGAAGGGCTGCAAGAAGAATCCGAAGGGAAGAGAAACGACGGAAAAAGAAAGAAGCAGTCAATGAAAAGTACGGAAAACTAGAAAATGTCTTCGACTATGGAAATTTGCTGGAAGCATTCGACAAATCAAAGAAGGGCGTTCGCTGGAAATGCAGCGTGCAGAGATACGAAGCAAGCCTGCTGCGGAAGACATATGACACACATATGAAACTTCTGAAAGGCGAAGACATACGACGCGGCTTTCATAGGTTCACGCTAATGGAGCGCGGAAAACTGCGCGAGATTAGCAGCGTTCACATATCAGAAAGAGTTGTTCAAAGATCACTTTGTGACAACGCACTTGTGCCAGTGCTGACAAGAACTTGTATATCAGACAATATGGCATGTATCAAAGGCAAAGGAACACATGCAGCAATAAAACGTGTAGCATATTTTCTGCGGGAATATTACAGAAAGACTGGAAGCAATGAAGAATATGTCGTGCTTGTGGATTTTTCAAACTTTTTCGGGAATATGAAACACTGGCACATTCGAAAAATACTTGAAGACCATTTCACAGATAAAGACATGATTGAATTCATAATGCTATTTGTGGACGCATTCGGCGAAGTAGGGTGCGGGCTAGGTAGTCAAGTGTCACAGATAATCGGGACTGTATATGCAAGCAAAGCTGATCACTACGCGAAAGAAGTGCTTCGGATTCATGAATATATTAAATACATGGACGACACATGGCTGCTATTCAAGACAAAGGAAGACGCACACAGAGCGATCAAAGCATTGTTCGAAATCTATGAAAGAATGGGAATAACAGTCAATAAAAAGAAAATGCGTATTGTAGCGTTGCGGCGCGGATTCACTTTTCTGAAAACGAAGTTTACATTGTCGGACACTGGAAAAGTAATCATGCGACCTTGCAGAAAGTCAATCACACTGGAACGACGGAAACTGAAAAGGCTGAAAAAGAAGCTTGATGAAGGAACAATCACTTTCGAAGAAGTGCGCCAGCAATACCAGTCATGGAAAGGCTATATGAAGCACAAACAGTCATGGCGTACTGTACAAAATATGAATCAGCTTTTCAATGAATTATTCATTGACAGCTGGAAAGGAAAGGAAGAGAAAAAGCATGAAGATCAGATTCAAGGACAACAGCAGCGTATTCGACGGATCCGTCAAGAAAATCGCACAGAATATGTTGCTTGTGCAGACAGAAACAAAAGCGAAAGATCAGAACATGGCAGAAATTGAAGTGCTGACAGAATACGGAAACGTGATCGCAAAGTACGAAGGATTCGAAACAGTGTACAAAGAAATTGACGGCGGAATGATTCTTTCGAATGACGGGACTGTATATGTAGAGCAGCCAGAGCAGGAACCAGACGTTGATCAGATCAGAACAGCGAAGCTTGCAGAAGTTTCAAGTCGTTGCGAAAACGCAATTTTTGCAGGCGTAGACGTAGAACTGACAGACGGATCGGTGGAGCATATCAGCTTGAAAGAAAAAGACCAGATCAATTTGTTTGGAAAGCAGTCACAGCTTGCAGCAGGGGCAACACAGCTGGAATACCACGAAGACGGGAAACTTTGCAAATACTATTCAGCAGAGGACATGACAAAGATCATTGAAGCGGCAATGAAATTCGTGTCCTACCACACAACATATTGCAACAGTATAAACGCATGGATCAAAGGCACGCAGACGGCAGAGGAAATCGAAGCGATTCAGTACGGCGCACAGATCCCAGACAAATACAAGTCAAAAGTGCTGAAAGACTATGAAACAGCAATGGGGGCTTGCAAAGCATGAAGACGATAATTAAATACATTGTGCTGCTGTGTGTGGGCGGCGCACTGTACGCTTGCTGTGAATTGATTTTCCGCGGGTACACATTCAAAACAATGGCATTCGTGGGCGGGATGTGCTTCGTTCTGTGCGGACTGGTAAATGAATTCATAGACTGGAAAACACCACTTCTGTTGCAAATGTTAATATGTGCAGTGATTGTGACGGCAGTTGAATTCGTGGCGGGCGTGATCTTAAACATAGGGCTTGGCTTGAATATGTGGGACTATTCAAATTTGAAGTTCAATATCATGGGGCAGATATGCCCGCAATTCTTCGCAGTTTGGTTTTTGCTGGCACTACCAGCAATTACACTTGACGACTGGTTGCGCTGGCGGATATTCGGAGAAGAAAAACCGAAGTATTATATGACATTCGGGAAGAACAACTTCGAATGTGCAGCAATGAGCGCAAACGGAATTTGCAAGCGACATATTGAAGCTTGCGAAGGAAGAGAAACTTGTAAATCAAGAAACAGCTGCGGCGAATGCAAGAACTACATGATCCCGAAAGGGCAGGAACCTTGTAAAAGCTGCAAGAACATTCGGGGGTAAAGGACAATGACAAATAATTTCGGAACAGCACTCACAGACAAATACAACGCATTCGCAGGGGCGATTGTGACGATGCTGACAGCAATTTTCGGCGCATACTGGTACATTTTCGCAGCGTATTTCCTTCTGAACGTCATTGACTGGCTGACTGGCTGGTATAAAGCAAATAAGAAGGGCGAGGAATCAAGCAAAGTGGGCTTGAAAGGAGCAATCAAAAAGCTGGGGTACTGGGCTGTGATTCTTGTAGCCTTTATTATCAGCAATGTGTTCACGCAGCTTGGCACTGATGTTTTGCATG